CCTACAAAAGAAATGGGAGGTGGAAGTGGACTTAAATACGCAGCAAGCACAATCATATATCTATCTAAAAAGAAAGAAAAGGATGGTAAAGAGGTTGTGGGAAATATTATTAAATGCAAAACAGCTAAAGCTAGACTAACCAAAGAAAACAATCAAGTAGAGGTACGACTTTATTATGACACAGGACTTGACAAGTATTATGGACTATTGGAATTGGGTGAGAAGCATGGAGTATTTGAACGAAAGGGCAACCGCATTAGTATTGGTGGGTCTAATGTTTATCCTTCAGCCATTCTTGCTGACCCAGAAAAATATTTCACCCCCGAATTAATGCAAGCATTAGACGAATGTGCATCCAAGGAGTTTCGCTATGGCAACTAAATTAGAAGACTACATCAAGTGCTATGATAATATGATTAATGATTCTCTATGTAATGAGATCATTGAAGCATATAAACAATCAGGTACTACCTATGTTAATAGGGAACAACGACCCACTTTCCATGAACTTAATATATCTAAGAAGTTCAAGGCAGAGGATCCTTTATGGAATAAACCTCAAAAGATATTAACAGAAACATTTATTGATGTTGTTAATCTTTATATGGAAGACCTAGAAATTGCTAGAGATTTTCCTGTCAAGTATACTTTTGAAGAGTACCGTATGAAACGGTATGAGGCTAATGACTATGATCAATTTAAAGATCATGTTGATGTACAGGATTATAGTTCTGCACGTCGTTTCGTTGTTATATTCCTCTATTTAAATGATGTTTTAGAAGGTGGTGAGTCAAACTTTCCTAGATTGGACTTGGCAATTACACCAAAACAGGGTAGAATACTCGTGTTCCCTGCCAACTGGCAGTACAGACATGCAGGTCTTCCTGTAAAGTCTAACGACAAGTACATTATTGGATCTTATCTCCACTATCTAGAATGAATTTAGAAGTTACTATCCTTAGTAATTTAATCTACAATGAAAAGTATACTCGTAAGGTAATACCTTTTCTTAAGTCAGAATATTTTACTACGAAGACTCATAAAGTAATCTTCTTAGAGATACATGAGTATGTTGGTAACTATAATGCTTTACCTTCTTTGAATGCTTTAGGTATTGAATGTCAAGAACGTACTGATTTATCAGAAGATCAGTTTAAAGATGTTATGGAGGTGCTGAATGCGTTATCGAAGGAGGAAACAGACTTTGATTGGATCGTTGATACAACAGAAAAGTGGTGTCAAGAGAGGGCGATTTATCTATCGCTTATGGAGTCAGTTAAAATTGCAGACGGTCAGGATGAGAAGAGAGATAAGGGAGCAATTCCACAAATACTAAGTGATGCATTAGGTGTATCATTTGATCAACATGTAGGACATGATTACTTACAAAACTACCAAGAAAGGTTCGACTTCTACCATAAGAAAGAGGACAAGATTCCGTTTGATTTGGAATTTTTTAACCGTATTACGAAAGGAGGGATACCGAATAAGACTCTCAACATTGCTCTTGCTGGCACAGGGGTTGGAAAGTCTTTATTCATGTGCCATGTGGCAAGCTCAGTCTTACTCCAAGGTAAAAACGTCTTATACATCACTCTCGAAATGGCAGAGGAGAAGATTGCGGAGAGGATTGATGCTAATTTACTTAATGTCCCAATACAAAAATTAGCAGAATTACCTCATGTAATGTATGAGAATAAAATTAATAAATTGATTAGAAAGACTAAAGGTAAGTTAATTATTAAAGAGTACCCAACTGCATCAGCACATGTAGGTCATTTCAAATCATTGTTACAGGAATTGTCTTTGAAAAGAAGTATAAAACCAGATATAATCTTTATAGATTATCTTAATATCTGTGCTTCTCAAAGATATAAAGGATCTATTGTTAATTCGTATACTTATGTCAAAGCAATCGCAGAGGAACTTAGGGGTCTCGCAGTTGAGGCGAACGTTCCGATTGTATCTGCCACTCAAACTACTCGTAGCGGCTACGGTAGTAGCGATGTCGACCTTACTGACACCTCTGAATCTTTTGGACTCCCTGCTACTGCTGACCTTATGTTTGCCCTTATTTCTACAGAAGAGTTGGAAGATCAGAATCAAATAATGGTCAAGCAATTAAAGAATAGATACTATGACCCTACTCTAAACAAAAGATTTGTCGTAGGTATTGACAGATCTAAGATGAGGCTGTATGATGTCGATGATGCTCAGAAAGATCTAGTTGATGCTGGTGCTGAAGAGCAAGTCGTTAAACAAGTACAGGGTAAAAAATCCTTTGCAGAACTAAAGTATGATTGATTTTAAACGCTACGAAGAGTTTGTTGATGCTGTTACATCTGACAGTTCTAAAGACTTTGTTGCATTAGCTGACCGTATGGGTGAACTTGATAGACAAGGTGCTAACATAGAACGTCTTACCACTGCTGGTGTAGGACTTGCTGCTGAATCTGGTGAGTTTCTTGAGATCGTTAAGAAGATGGTCTTTCAAGGTAAGCCATGGAATGAAGATAACAGAGAGCATCTTATCATTGAACTAGGTGATGTTATGTGGTACGTTGCACAAGCATGTATGGCATTAGAGATTGATTTTGATGATGTTATTAAAGGTAACATTAAGAAGTTAGAGAAAAGATATCCTGGTGGTAGTTTTACGATTGGAAATTCTGAAAACCGTGCAGTGGGAGATAGATAATGCATTTAATTTTACCCATCATTTGTATTGGACTTATCTGTTTGATTATAGTCTATTCAATTATTAATAGATACGATCCTCACACATGAATAACGCAGACAGATACCTACCATTATTCGCATCTAATGTATTCCAACTTCATATAGATTATGAGTTAGATGTATTGAAAACTAATAAGAGTTTTATCTATGCAGCTAATCAGAATAAGAAGTATGAGTCTGAGAATTATAGAGCATTGGAAATGTTTCCAAATGTTAGAGATCATCTTATAAACAGATTTAAAGAACTTGCTCATAATTTTTTAAAGTTAGAGTCTGATTTTATTATAACTACATCTTGGTTTACTATTACTGAAGAAGGTGATGGAGGTGATTCACAATATCATTTCCATAAGAATAGTTTTTATAGTGGTGTATTATATTACGATGAGTATAAAGAAGATAGTGCTCCTATAGAATTCATGACTCCTTTGGAGTTTCATTCTGATTTTTATATGGAACCAAGAGAATATGATTTAGCTACTTCAACTTCTTGGAAAATATATCCTAAGAAAAATATGCTTGTATTATTTCCAAGTTACTTAAAGCATCAGGTAGGAAGACATATTGGATCTGAACCAAGGTATTCTATGGCATTTAATATTGTTCCTACAGGAAGTTATGGTACATCAGATTCTTCTGTTCATACTGAATGGTTAACTGGAACATCAACAACACATGAATTAGAGTCTGGATATAGAATAGGGGGTAGTAGATTATAAAGATAGTTGATAATTTTTTAACACATAAAGACTTTGAGAAAGTCTTTATGAAATATTCTGGTAGTGGTGATCAAAGTACATGGGGTATACAAAGAGGTGGAAATGATCATAGAGGATCAGAGTTTTTATTTTCTCATATAAAGGATGATAATTTTTTTACTGATTACTTGTTCTCTAAAGTTGTAGATCAATTGGATGAGAGTTCATATGAATTAGAAAGAGTATATTTTAATGGGCAGTGGAGTGGAAGAGAATCTGATTTACATCAAGATGGTTGTGATATAACAGCACTCCTTTATATGCACAACAGATATGAGTATGGATGGGGTGGATTTACTGAGATTATAACTAAACCAAATCCAATTTTAATACATCCTATACCTAACAGACTATTAATATTTCCTGGTATGAATTCGCATAAGGCATACTCTTTTGCATATCAAACATGTCCTTTAAGAGTTACTCTAGCTTTTAAAATAAATAATACTAACAGGTGAATAAATTATGAAAGAAGATGCTATTTCAGATGCTTGGTCAGAGTCTAGAATAGATAAACCAAAGAAGTATAACATGCCTATTTGGTTAACTGATGAGGATTTTGATTATATTGTTTTAGCACTTTGGAAGTGTCGTAAGAATTCTGGAGAAGCTAAATGTACTGAGTTATATAATAGGTTTAAACAGATACAGGATGTAGCTAACAATGCCAAAAACTAAAACCAGTAAAGATATTGCAGAATCTACTCTAACTAGAATGCAAGAGTTGGGATCCGCATGGGTATTTAAAAGAGCTATTCAGGATAATAAAGGTTGGCAGAAGTGGGAGCATATTAAAAAAGATGAAAAAACTTTTGGGGAGATAACAAAGGTATGGAAAAAAGTTGGTGGTGTTGAATGGGATGATAAGGCAGATGATCCTTGGTTAGAAAGTTTTCATAAGCAGCAGAAAGTTCTTCTAAGAAATATAGGAAGACCTAACATCACAGAGTTTACACGAGATGGTAATATAAAGGATGGTTCAAAATATATTTTACCTGGTAGTAACAGTGGTGAAACCTTTATGGAGTGGATAGAACAGTATATTAAAGAGGAGTTTAAAATAGGAACAAAGGATAACTGGAACCCTGCAGATATATGGTTGATAAAGGATGAGAATAAATGGAAGAGGAAAATAATAGATGCTACTAAGACTAAGAAGAAAACTAAGGCTACGATCATAGCAAATTTAAATGAGTTCAATAGTATTTTTAGACAGTTGTTTTCAACTAAACAGATCATAGGAATATCTTTGAAGAAGATTGGAAACTATAAGGCTACTTGGAAAGAAGTTAATGTAAGTACTGCATACTTTAAGAAGTTAGAAACTACATGTATGGAACTAACAGGAGTTAAATGTTTATTGGGAACGAAACCTATTGATGATAAGATGATAGAAAAGGGAAGAGGTAAAATGGGTTTTAATACTAGTGAAACTCAAGATGCATGGATGTTTATAAAGGATAATAATGAGAATATAAAATACAAAGTACAAATTAAAGGTAACACTACTTCTAGAAAATCTAATTTAAAATTTGAACCAACTGAAATAGGTAAAGGTAGTGCTCGTATGGGTAAGGCAACGAGAGAATATATCTTTGATCTTATGAAATCATATGAGATTAAATCTATGTTCCCTGAGAGAGCAGATGATTATCCTTTAACTCAAGAGAAGTTTGATGAGAAAAAGAAGAAAGAATATCTTGATAAACTTAAAGATATTAAGCAAGCATTAGGTGCAAGTAAAGTTGATTATGGTAAGGTAACTGAACAGGAAGGGATAGATAATTTAGAGTTAGTATTTCATGAGGATGCACAACCTTGGATTGCTAATATGAAACTCCAAGAAATTAGTTTCATACATGCTATTGTTGTTGGGTGTAAGAGTAAAGATAAGATGAATAAATTCTGTACAGACTTGATCTATATTGCTGCAAAGCAAGGTAGAACTGCTGGTCCTTATGGAACAGGATACGGACCATTTGGTAAGATCTATTAGGACAGTATAGAAACTGGCACACTACTGGCACACAACCCTCTGAAATGGATTATAATACAGAGGTATTCGAGACACACACATGCCAAACAAGCACCTTCGTCATCCAGAAGATTCAGTTTTGCACGGAAGGAAGGTAGTTTGGGAGACACTTAAAGAAATGGTTAAGGCAACGAGGTTGTCTGTTAAATGGGATGGAGCACCTGCTATAGTATGGGGTACTAACCCTGCTAATGGGCAGTTCTTTGTTGGTACTAAGTCAGTCTTTAATAAGAGAAGAGTATTAATAAACTATACTGTTGATGATATAACAACTAATCATAAAGGACCAGTGGCAGATATTCTTAAGTTGTGCTTGGAGTATCTTCCTAGAACTGATAAGATCTATCAGGGAGACTGGATAGGTGTTGGTATGTCAGGTAGATTGTACCAACCTAATACTATTGAGTATCTCTTTCCAGAGGAGATTCCGCAGAAGATAGTTGTTGCACCTCACACAGAGTATACTGAGGTCACTCCTGAAGCGGAGGGGAAGATTGGTTTAACCTTAGAATCAACTGAGGATTGTTTCTTTGTTGATACTAACAATGCAACTATCAAGCCACCACTAGGATGGAGACACTTGATACAATTCATCATTCCTGTATGGAAGATGAAAGCACCTGTTAAGAAGAAGGGATATAATTATTATTTGATGGAGATTTCTAAGCACATAAACAGTTATGTTTCCGTGGGTTGGTGGGAAGATATGTCTGCTGAACAGATGTACTCTGAGTTAGATGATAAATATAAGAGTGAGGTTAATGTCTATACCTTTAAGGTGTGGTTTATGATCCTCGAATTGAAGCAGCGTCTACTAGATGCAATTGTGGTACATGGAAATGTTGAATGTTTTATCAATGGAGATCCCTCCAAGCATGAAGGGTTCGTGATTGTTTCTGAAAATCCATACAAGATTGTAGATCGTTGGGAATTTAGTAAAGCAAACTTTAATCTAGATAGAAATTGGTCCTATGAAGAAGTTTAGTGCATTCTTGAAGGAGGCTAAAAAGTCTCTTGCTGCACAGGAAGCTGAAAAGTTGCAACTTACCCATGTAGGTTACGGTAAATTTGCCGATGTTAGAGGCAACGTAACTCATATGAGTAAGGCAGGTAAACTTATTAAACTTAGTCCTCAAGAGATAGCAAATCAAAATGGAACTGCACCCCCAGAAGAAGAAGGAGGCCAGACTCAGAGCGATCAAGGTGCGATATCTATTACTTTCGGAAGATTTAATCCACCTACTATTGGGCATGAAGCTTTAATTAAAAAGGTAGCACAATCAGGAAAGGGTGGTGAGTATAGAATCTATCCTAGTAGGACAGAAGATCCTAAGAAGAACCCATTGGATGTTGGTTCTAAGATAGGTTTTATGAAGCAAGCATATCCAGATCATGCTGATGCTATACAGAATAATGAAGAGATGAGAACTATATTTGATGTGCTTAAGACTGTTGGGGAAGAGGGATATAGTGAGGTTAACATAGTAGTTGGTGGTGATAGAGTTAGTGAGTTTACTTCATTGGCAACAAAGTATAATGGTAACCTTTATAATTTTGATCAGATCAATGTAGTATCTGCTGGTGATCGTGATCCAGATGCGGATGGTGTAGAAGGTATGTCTGCATCTAAGTTGCGTAAAGCTGCTGCTGATAATGATGGTGCAACCTTTGTTAAGGGACTTACTAAAGCAATGAGTCCTGAGAATCAGGAGAAGTTATTTAAGGCAGTGCAGAAGGGTATGCAAGTACAAGTTCAAGAGGATTTTAGTGAACTTTCTTATCAATTATATGAGATTGCACCTAAATTAGATGAGAAGGGTTTGAGAGAGGCATACTTCGATGGCGAAATATTTAAAGAAGGATCAATTGTCGAGAACATCAACACAGGGATCCTTTCTAAGATTGTTAGTCGTGGTAGCAATTACGTCATCTCTATTGATGAGCATGATAATATTTTTCGTGGGTGGTTAAAGGATATTATAGAAGTTAAGGATTATAGTGACCCATCTAGTCGTGAGTGGGGTACTGATAGTCTTACTAATTACGTTAAGAAACTTACTCCAGGAGAGTTTGTAAAGAAGATAAATAAAAAGGACAAGACCTCTCATTAACATGTTACATACCAATAGAGACCCCCTTCCTGATATGACTGCTGCCTACCAAGAGGTGCAGGAAAAGAAGAAGGAAGATAAAAAGGAAGATAAGAAAGAGCGTTGGCAAGACGACGATGGTGATGGAAAGTGGTATGAAAAAAGTGATGTAGATGGTAAGACATCTAAGAGGGAGAAGGAAGAGAAGAAGAAAAATCAAAAGGAAGAAGTGGAGATTGTTAACGAAATCTCTCCTGACCTAGCACTTAAGGCATCTAAGAAAGCAGATGTTGAGCGTGGTAAGAAGGCTGCTGCTGGTGACAAAGAAGGTGCTGCTAAGAAATCTGCTCAAGCATCAAGACTATACAAAGCACAAGCTAAGAAGAGACTTAACAGAGAAGAGACTGAGATCATTGATGATCTAGTAGAGTCTGGTCTGTTCAGTGACGAAGAAATTAAATCTATTTTAAATTTAGAGGAGGAGTGATGCTTACTTTTAGAGAACTTTCTGAAAAGAAATCTAAAATTAAAATCAACCCAAAGCAAGCAGACCTTACAGAGAAAGATAAAAAAAATAAAGAAGTATCTTGTGAGTCTGTTGATCTAACTGAAGAGTGGATCAATGCTAGTATAGAAGTGTCTGCGGATTACTTCTTTGCGGAGGGTATCAATGAGGATGGTTTAGATCAGATCATTGATGAAGTTGGACTAGAAGATTTTGTAGATTTTGTTATTGATCCTATTGAGGAATTGAATGAGGAGAGGTCAGCAAGAAAAGCATCTGTTAAAGCACCTTCATATGAGAAGGTGAAGGCTGCTGTTGATAAGTCTGATGCTGCTAAGAAGAAAGCAGGTAAGGGTGAGTACTCTAAGTCATATGCCAAGAGATCTGGTGAGACTGAAGATAGTACTAACTATAATGACAAAGCACCTGCTAAGAAGAAAGCAAAACCAGTTGCTAAGGCTACTGTAAGGAAACCTAAAGCAGCACCTAAGAAGAAAGCAGCGACAGTTAAGAAGGTAGAGAAGGCAGTTAAGACTGCTAAGAAAACTCAACCTAAGAAACCAACTTCCAAGAAAGGATTGTTAGGTAAGGTGGGTGATGCTGTTAAGAAAGGTGTTGAGAGACACAACAAAGCAAGGGCAGCAGGTAGAGAACCAGAGAAGAGAGTAAAGGAATTTGCAAAAGGATTTAAGAAAGGTGTTACTGGAACTGTTAAGTTTGCTAAGAAGCTTAAGAAGGCAGTTAGTGAAAATCAAAGAGATCCTGAAGGTGAGATGGTTGAAGGTGTAGGTGATGCTGTTAAGAAAGGTGTTAAGCGTCATAAGGATGCAGTAGAGAAGAAGAAGATTAAGAATAGAAAAGCAGTTCCTTATGCAGCATTAGCAGCAGAGCATCAACCAGAAGGTGAGATGGTTGAAGCAAAGGTAGATAAAGGTCGTAGTGATTACGGTAAAGCATCTATCAGAAACTACAGAAGGTCAGGACCTGGTCATGGTGAACCAGCAATGTTTGACCCTGAGAATAAGAGGGGTAAAACCATTGACAAACGTAGAGAAGA